TGCCTCTGTTTTGAAATTCTCCGGAATACTGTTGATAATTTTGCAACATTAAACTTCTAGTTGATGCACTGTTTATTATTACGCGACTGTCTTCTGCGAAGATTTTTGTAAGAGCATCGTTGCCTTGTCCGAGCCACTGTATTTCGCCATCAATCTTAGGACTATTAAATCTATCAGTTACATTATCATATACAACACGATCGCCATCATCTGCAATCAAGCGTCCGTTTAAATCACCTGTATTGTTTACATCAATAGTAAGTGTGCCGTCTACAATTTCTGCTTGTGTTACAAAATCTGGAACATCAACTAAGTCAGTAAATGAAGCACTAGTTGCAACATCTGCTAAACCTGCAATATTTGATACATTTACAACAAAATCGTTTTCACTAGCAAAGTCAGTGTCGTTTACTAGCTGACTTAGTCTAGTAGGAATAATAGGTTTATTAGTAATATCTGCCCAATCACTTGATATGTTCGATGGCTTGTTAGTTAGATCATTATAATCTCCACTAAACAAAATGGGCTTATTATCTAAGTCGTTATAGTCATTACTAATTGCAACCGCTGCAATAGATCCTCCACTAGCGTTTATGTTATTAACTGTTAGTGTATCTGCAACTATTGTTCCGGATGCGTTAACATTAACAACGTCAACAATACTACTTCCTAACAAGTTTAAATTATCACCTGTTGGTAGTTCTTTAATTTGCTTGTCGCCAGCTGCGTCAAATACTAGTGGAAATCTGTTTGCCATTATCTATGTTCCTGTTTTATATATTTATCGTGTTTCTTACTTACCAACTAATACTTCAATAATTCCTTTGCTATCATCAGTTTTAGCTTCAACTGCTTTACCAATAATAGTTCCGTATGCAGGGTTGTTATCTACACATGCATAACCTGGAATTGCACTAGTAACAAGTATGTCACCTTTGTTTACTCTACCTAGTACTTTACATGGAACGCGACCTGTTAGTGCTACTGCAATAACATGTTCACCTTCTAACGCACTATTCATCAAGTGTGCAGGTTCTGTTGAAACAATTCCTGCTACTCGACGATCGCCTTTTGCACTTGTTAGTGTAACTTCAGCTTCGCCACCTAGTACAACTACTGTACCTGGATCGTATGGTGCATCACCTAAGTAGTTTTCTGCTAAGTCAGCGTATTTTGCAGTAGTTGCAGTACCTGAGAATGTTGTACCATATACTGTGCTCCATGGACTTGCAGCACTACCAAGGTTTCTTGTTCCTGTTGGAACAATGTTAGTATCAACTACACCGTTAACACTAATAGCATCTGCTGCGGCATTACCTAAATTGACATTGCCATTTAGTGAAGTTGCTTGTGTTACATTTAATGTTCCTGCAATAGTTGTATTACCTAATGCATCAACTTGTAAACCACCACCTTGTGTAGCAAGTGTACCACCTACTGATAAGTCACCAGCTACTGTTGAATTACCAGTTGTAGCATCTACAGTAAATTTTGATTGTGCTACAGTAAAGCTAACTTTAGAATTAACTACGGCATTATTAATTGTTAATGCTTCAGTATTGTTACTTACTGCAACAATAGTACCTAATGCTGAACTAGTATAAGCACTTGGAGCACCTAGGGAGAAACCTGTGGTATTGTTAGTTTCTTTAGTGTCTAATGCTTCGATAAAGTTTGTGTATGTCCAAGGAGCAGCAACATATCCATCACCTGTTAGTGCAGATACGTTCCCTTGTGCATTACCTTCATCTGTTGCACCAGCAGCACCAATATTAACTGCGCCTGGCATATCAACTCTTGGAGCACTAGAAGCATTACCGCCGTTTGATTCAAGAATTTTCCCGCCAGCTGGTGTAGTCATTGTTATTGTACCACCTGCTTCTGCAAGAACTACGTTAGTTGAAGTACCGCCAATAATGTAACTAGTTGCTTGTAAACTACCGTTACTTGTTCTTCTAGCCATACTATTGTTAGCAGAACCAATACTTACTGCTGTAGTACCATATACGCCTTCAGCTTGTTTAATTAGAGCCGCACCAACTAAGTTGTTACCTGCGGAAACTGCTACCGGAGCACCTAGTGATCCACTTAAACTTGCTATTACTGCTGATGCATTGAAAGTTCCTGTAATGTTTACAAGTCTTACACTATCTTCACTCTCAATTCTTCCTTGTACAGTACCACTTGCGCCTGTTGCAGCTTGGCTTATTGTTTCGCCGTTTGCTACACTTATAGGACTTGCAAATGTTAGTATAGTACCGGTAAGTTCTGTTATTTCTGCATCTTCAAAGTCTGCATCTAATAATCCAAAGCCTTGGTCAACTACAGTTTCAAATGAAACTTCTTCTACAATACCTGTACCGTCTGTTGAGCGTCCTAATACATGATCTGTTGGAACAGTTTCAATCTTATCTAGTGTTATTGCTCTATCTTTAATTGCAATGTATCCACTTGCATCAACATCTGAAATTGTAACACCTGTCTGTGTTTGTGCAACACGTTCAACACCGCCAATAATTTCTGCTATGCCAATCTCTGTAGAATCAACAACAAAGTTATCAGATGTTCTAATAACAACCAGTGTGTTGTTTACAATAGTATTAACAACAGTACCTTTATTTGTATTTTGATAAAGTACATCGCCTGCATTAGCAGTTAACGGATTAGTTAAAGTAAGTTGTACTTCGTGTGCAAACTGATCAGAGTCAAATACTGCAAGACCTCTTGATCCTTGTCCAACATCATCGCCCGTTCCATACAATCCTGCGCTGTTGTTTAGAGGTTTTGCTCTCTCCATTAACAATTTGCTCTGTGCAATACTTGCAGCTGAATTAATATCTGCATCAATAATTGAATCATTTTCAATTTGGAAATTAATTTCAGCAATTGGATCTGTAAGTGAATCAGCTCTCACACCTGGAGTACGTGTAAGTGAAACATTAATTACACTTCCAGTAGCTTCTCTTGCATGACCAACTTCATCAAACGGTCCACGGATAATGTTTGCACTAACAGTACTCTTAGTAGTTGTGCCTTGTATATCCTCTGCTTGGTTAAAGTCAGCACTTCCATTTGTAAGTTCATATGTAATTACTGCAATGTTATTTCCGGGTTCGTTTTCACCGATAATCAAATCAGTTGTTGTAAATACGTCTACGACTGTTGCAGTCTTGTTGCCTGAAACATCTTCAATATTATCGCCAACTTCAAAAGTATCACTACCACTACTGTCTGAAGGAACAGTAGTAAACACTTTGCTTAATCCAGTGAATACAACTAAATCTGCACCTTCAACTCTGTTTGTTTCTGTGTTTCTTACAGATTCAAAACTATCGAATTCAGTAATTTTAGTATCAACATACTCTTTAGTTGCTGCATCTGATCCGCTTTGTGGGTTTTGAACATTTGTTATCTTGTTTGCACCCATCTGTAGATCACCTGTCATTTCAGGTGTACCACTAAGTGGAAGGAAGCCTGGACCAATTTGTCCAGAAACGCCATTGTCGTTTTTATCTCTACCTAAACGTTTGTTTACATAAGATACAATCGCCTTTTCAACTGGTACCGCAGTATCTGATTCGTCAGCCATTGTGTCATCGATTGAAAACTCATCAATTGTAACACCTTTTTTGAAGCCTAATGCATTAGCACCTGTAATACCAATCTCACCTGAGAATTTAATACTACCTTGACCTTGGTCAACTTCAAAGAACTTACCTACACGGAAGAAGCCGTATTGGTCAGTTGACATCCAGAACACACGCCCTTTACGTTTTTCCCAAACTTGTGCGCTTGTAGCATTTGGTGAATCTGTATAGAACGGTGCAAGTGTATTTTCTGGATCACCTAAAATAACATTTGGATAGTTTGAATCGTTAAACGATCCTGTACCAATTTGTGTAAAGTCATGACCAGTTGCACGACATAGTGAAATACTAATTGTAATTTCTGCTGTTTGTTGATCTGGAAGACCTGCACGTAATATTTTATCATTAGTGAATCCAGCTGCAAGACCTTGTGAAGCACCATCTGTAAGATCAGTTCTTGGTGTTCCATAAATTGTAAGTGTTGCAGGATCTGTTGATGTAGATGCAATAGCCTGAGCTGCTTGATCTTTAACAAATTGAATAGCTCTAATAGTCTGACGTTGTTGGTTACTTCTAACTACATACGCATTACCTCTCTGGTATGAAAGACCTGCTGTTACTGAATTATAATTTGTTCCTATTGCAACATCATATGCAACGGCATCAACCATTAATCCAACATCACGTTCACATTTGTCATCATCATATACAAGTTCTGGGAATTCAGTATTGATGAATCCAATAGTAGCACTTTGAATGTTACCTCTTTGAGAAAGTAATGTAGCTCTAGCTGTCTCAAACTTAGATTCAACCCAAGCAGTACTTGGAAGTATTGTTGCCGGAATATTATCTAAGTCACCAGCTGTAATAACATCTTCAATAATTTGTACTAATCCATCTACTACTGTTCCTTCAGTAGCAGTTGATCCTGGACCTGTAGTATCTTGAGTTACCGCAGTTTGTAATGCACTTACTGAAATACCTTGTACAACATCTGATGCAATATTTGCTAGGTAGTTATATGCTGCAATAGTTGCTGCATCTTGACCTGTGCCTAATTGTCCTGTTGTACCTACATAGTATGCTCGTGCGTTTGTTATTGTAGCACTATTGCCTCCGTATAGTACGTCATAGCAAAGTGCATCTGTAATATATCCAACATCACGTGAACAATAACCTTTGTTCATTGAGTTGAACACATCTATGTGATTAATTTTAATAAACTCTAATACTTCAGCTTGTAAAAATGCTTTGTTAGCAATCAATTGATCTTTAGCATTAACTGGTCCTGCTGCTCCACCTGTTGGTGCTGGGAACACTAAATCATCTGCTGCTAGATCTGTACTTGCTTGACCATTTTCTAAAATATCTAGTATCTCTGCAAAACCAGCATTTGATCTTTCAACTGCTGGACTTTGAGTAAATCTAGTAATCTGGTGTGTTCTTCCTGCCCAGGTGAATAGCATACCGCCTTCATAACCATTTTTATCTGGTGCTGCACTAGGACCATTTGCAATAACATCAGTTACAATGTCCATTAACGAACCAACTAGTGTAGCTGCACCGCCTTCGGCTGCATCTCCTGTTAGATCTTGTGTTGCTCCGTTAGTATTAATTGTAGGCCATGCTGTTTGCGTTAAAATGAATAGTGTAACAATTTCTTTCGCTTTATTAATTGCTGCAATAGTTTCAGTTTCTTGACCTGCTACTTGGCTTGTTGCACCATCCCAGTATGATAATGCTGCTTCAACAGTCTTAGCATTACCACCATGACGAATATCGTGATCAATTGCACTTACAATATAACCAACATCTCTAAAGCACTTGTCTCTATCCATTCCTGCTGGAGGAGTATTTGCGTCAACAAATGCTAGTGTCTCTTCTTGTACATAGTTAATGTTGCGTTGTACTAAAGAACTTGCATTTAAATTTTGAAGTGTTGCAGGTGGAAGATTACCGTTGATATCTGTTTGTAAACGAGTAATTTCGTTGTCATCTAATACAAAGCCTTCTGCAGCCGGATTAACAGCAATCGTTAAATCACCTTCTGCTCCACCTTTGCCGCCACCAATGTTGTTTGAATCAACAGCTAATTCTACATGATCGTATTCTACTTCAAATGTAACAGTAATTTGATCATCTGCTAAGCCTTCGCCTGCACTGTCAAATGCACTAAACGCAATAGAACGATATGTAATTTCATCACTTTCGTCAAAGTTAATAGCAGTACTTGGACGAGTTACAAGTCTATTTTGACTTCTAATATTATCAAATCTGTGTGTTTCGCTATGTCTATATTCTGCTACTAAGCCGTTTGCAATATCTTCTTGTACTTGGCTAAAGAAGTCTCCGTTTGTACCTTCTGGAGTTCCTGTAATTTGTAGTTTATAAATTTTGTTAGAATATCTACCAGTTGGTATTACACTAGTTCCATCTGAACCATATACTTTATCTACAGTAAACACTAAGTCAGCAGCGCCGCCGCCTCCTAGATCTGAATCAAGAATGGTTAATGAATCACCGTCTGTATATCCTTCACCACATGCAACTACAGTAATTGTTGCAGCACCTGAGCCGTCAACTGTAACAGTAAATGTTGCACCTTTTAAATCGCCGTCGGCTGATACTGCTGTGTAAGTTCCTTGTGCTCTGCTTGCATCAGCTGCTCCGATGCCAGTTACAGTATGAACACCTGTTACAACTTTATCACCAGCATTAGTACCGTCACCGTAGTCAGAGATTACACTAATACCATACTGTAATGTGCCTGCTGCACCAGGATGGTTGATTGTAAGTACTGAATTGGGCTCTGGTAAGCGTTTTAAATCAGTTACATGTATACTGTTAGAGTTTGTTATGTTTAAAAAGTCACCTTCTTCAAACCATCTAACAGTTCTTGCAGCAAATGTCATGTCGCCTGCGTATGTAACTTGATCAGGAATCTCGTTAGGGTCAGCGCCTTCAGCAACAAGACCGAAGTTACCATAACCGTTAGAACCGTTTAGTGATCTAATTTCTGAACCGTTTGCTGCATAGTATGCTGCATGACAGTAGTATGTAAACATAGATACCATCTCAGAGAACGCACCGTTTGTAGTAACAAGAGCATAACCTAAGTCGTTGATCTGTGTAAAGTCGTTACCAAGCATTGAACGGTTACCAGCTGTTTGTAGGAAGATGTCTCTATAAATATCTCCTGGGCGTTCTTCGAACAATGTTTCGTCAAAACCATTTCCGTCATTTGATGTAGTATCTAGATAAATCTTACACCAACCGTTGCCTTGGTCATAATCTGATATAGCGTTAACTTGGAAACGTCTACCTTCTAAGTAGAATGGACATGGTAGTTCTGGTGGTCTAATAAACAGGCCTTGACCTTCTTCAGAACGAATCCACAATGTAAAGTTATTAATCTTGCCGCTTTCAACCCCATTACCAACATCGATTGTTGTAGGAATAGTTGCAGGTAAGTTACCAACATAAGCGTCAACAAACATACCACCAGCAAATATTTTTTCGTTAATACTTTTACTAAATGATGAACCTGTTTGTACATAAGGTGATTTAGTTAGGATTTGTCCTGCTGGGTCAAGAACACAAAGGAATCCGCCGTGTCCTTGTACAGTCATGTTACGCAAGATACTTGCATCGTTCATCAAGAACACATCCATCTCGTCGTTGCGTTTTGGTGGATTGTAACGTCTATCAAACGCAAATACCATTCTATCAATTAAATTATTAACAATAATATTTGTGCCAAGTTCTGCTGTACCAAATTTAAAGTCAGGTTCAACATAAGAACTATCATTTGGATTCTGCCAAATGTCATTTGGATTGTAGTTACCTTGGAATAATCTTGCAATTACAATTCCTGTAAATTCTATAGCATTTTTAGTAACGTTTTCTTGTCCGCCAAAGCCTCCGTTGTTATATTTTAAAATATAACTATCAAAGTATTCGCCTTGTACTTCTAATGAGTATTCGTCGCCACCTATTTCTAAGTCTTTTGCTAGAGCATCTACAATTAATCCAACATCTCTTTTACATTTGAGTTGGTTGTATGTGAATACTGCTTCAGGACTTGCATCAACTACTGTTATCGAAGCATCTCTAATTGAAGTTGCTCCGCCATCGATTCCTGTTTTAGCATCTATTAAAGCACTGTTCAAACCGACCAAACTAGGGAATGTTGTACTTGGAATGTTCAACAAGTTATTGTTATTAATTTGATCAAATATAATATCAATATACAATCCTATTGTAGTTGCTTCTGTTGCTGTTGCAGGTGTGCCTGAAATGTCTTGTGCAATAGCATTTCCTGTAGTAGGAATAACAGCAATATTTCTAACAACAGAAGTTATAACAGTTTTAATATGAGTAATCATTTCTAGTGTTGGTTCTCTAGAAACAATTTCTAAACGAAGTTCGTCACCAATAAAGTAATCTTTTACAAAATCTACTGTTGCACTATTACCACCGTACATAATGTCATATGCAAGAGCGTATGACATGTTACGTGCATCACGTAAACGAATGTCTTCGTTAAAGAACTTTCTTGGATAGTTAGTTGTTAGATATGTTAATGCTTCAGCAGCAATAAATTCTATGTTGTCTAGAATTTTATTTTTAGCTGCTTCTTCATTTGGATCTGTAGTGTTTACAGTATTATATACTGGTATTAGTGTTGCATTATCAGTGTCAAGAGTTCCATCTTCGATAATAGTAATAATAGTATCAAATGCAGCGTTTGCTCTTGAGGTTGCATCACTTGAACTAGATACTGCCGGAAGTCCTGCTACTAGTCTTTTAGCTTCTGTTAGTGCTACTACCCATATATCTTTTAACTGTTGATCTCGATAAATGCTTTTTTCTCTTTGAAACTTTAGGCCTAGTCGTCTAGCGTTAAATGTACTATCTAAGACAATGTCATATCCTATACCTGATAGTATAGCTAACATGTCTTCGCCGAACTGGTTTTTATCGTATAACAAATCTTGTGTATTTTGATTGATATATTCGATTACTTCGTTCTGGATAAACTCTCTGTTTTCTGTAATTATATTTGCGGCTGTTGTAAATTCACCTACGTTATTTACAGGTACACCAGTATTAACAACCTTCTCAGGATTAGTTAGATAATGATATCCAAAGTAACCTTGCCACTCACCTGTTTGATTATAAAATCTGGCGCCGCCTGTTGATGTTTCTAATCCATCAAATTCTTTGTCACGATAAGTGTAAGTTCCTGCCCATGGTGATTGTGAAACACGTCTCTTAGGACGTACAATTACTCGTCTAAATTCATCACCTTTTAGTGAAACGTTGGCAGCAACTTTAATTGGATAATCTTCAGTATACTGACCTGACTCAATAAAGATTGTTACTTGTTCTGTGTTAACAAAGTTACCGTATTCAAGATCTTCACCTTCGATAAAGTCAATTGGCTTTAATAGATGTACTTCAACATTGTCATTACCGTTAAAGTTTGCATCGTTTTGATTGTATGTTACAACACGACCTTGCGCACCTGAAATTTTACCAACAAGTACTTTACCTGGCAATACATCTCTATTATCAATATTACCTTGGTCAGTAGCAACAAGTCCACCGTTGTTTACAATAACACGATATGTTTTACCAAATGCTGTAGATGCACCAGCATCAATACCATTTGTAATAATATTAACAACAAGATTAAATTTGTCAACTACTGCTTGACGTGCTACTGCTTCTGCATCATCGCCTGCATCAATAAATTGCTTATTGTCTGTTTGATAAACTAGACCAAAACTACCTTGACCCGAATACTGATCAAAGCCTACACTGTTTACTGGTATTTCTAAATCTTCGTCAGTAAACAATTCAAAGGTTCTAGGACCTGTAACTTTAATATAATAAAACGCATCGTTAATCTGTGTCATTCCTGATACGTTTTCTATATAAACAATATTTTTATCTACAAATCCGTGATTAACAACAGTTGTTACTGTACAAATAGCACTCTGTGAAATACTAGATACAGACCCTTGCTGGAAACGTCTGTTTTGTAAAATTTGTTCTACAATATCTCTTGCAGTTTCGATAGCATCAACAGTTTCAGTTAACTGTCTACCAATTGCAATTCTACCACTTGCACTATTATAATATCTTTCTGCGGCACGTCTTGTTAAACTATTTGCTGTAGCTTCTGTTAAACTGGGTGAACGGTTAATGTCAAATGCAATCGCATCTAAAATAAGTCCTAAATCTCTTTCACAAAGTTTGATGTTATATTCGAATTCTGGATATTCAAAATTTAAATAAGCAGTAATTTCTCTAATGATAAATTCTCTGTTTTCTTCAATTAGATTTCTTGCTTGTCCAAATAAAGGATTGTTAATACCAACTGAAACAACTTCAGCATTAGCAGCACCATTGTCTCTTGTAATAGTTTGGAAGTAAGGACCTGGTTCAGCTTCAGATGCTTTGATCATTTCTTCTGCACGGCGTGCCGCAGCATTGATTGATCTAAATGCATAGCTCCAGGAAGTACCTTCTTTACCACTTGGTACACCACGCATCTTATCGTCGCCTGTTGTGCTAACATATAAGTTTTGTGGACTAGAATAACTAGTGTTGTCTACATAGAATTTAGTTGCTGCTTGTAAATCTTCTGGACTAGTTGTTAATCCTGACAATTCTCCTGGGCTATCATGTAATACAAGAGGACCTGTCATTACATCGCCCTGACGTCTTACAATGCTCTTACGAGGCATTGCCTCGTTTGATAGGAAAAAGCCTTTTAGATTAGAATCAAATCCAGCATCAACGAACGTATGAGTATCGTCTGCTGCAATATTAAATGTAATAAATGCCTGATCTGTATCATCAAGAGCGCCTGCCTCTGTTCTATGAACACTAAGTTGGCTCGGGCTTGCATATCTTAGATAATACGTTGTGCCTGTAACAAGATTTGACGGATCTGTATCTTCTGCGTTAAACACATATGGTGTGCCGTTAATAGTATTATCAAATCCGTGATCTGTAACGGTAATATTACCGTCTGTATAACTTTCAACAACCAGTGTGTATTCTGAAGCATCTGCTGGTTCGTCGTCAACACGTATTGGTAATTCGCCTGCAATATATCGGTTGTCTGCAAACCCCTTTGTAATAACTAAGTCATCGATTGTAATATCATCACCTGGGTGTGTTGCGTTAAATTCGTTAACTGCTGCCTGGTTAATTGCTACTTTTGCAATACCTCTACCATCAGCATCTAATGGAGCACCTAGTGTAGGTGACAAGTCTTGTGATACGGCTCTAAATGCTGTTGAAAGAATAATCTTTCCGGCAATATCATAACTAATAGTAATACTATCTGGATCGCCTGTTCCTTTTGCACTATCACTAGCAAGTTCTTGATATTCAAGTGCAGTACCGCTATCGTTTACAAGAAGTATTTTTCTTGGATCTAAGTTAGTAGGTGTATCACCTAAGTTAGTAAAACTAATTTGGCCGCCTGCGCCAAATACAGCATAAAGTTCTTGAAAGTTTTCATTGACTTTACGGAAGGATTCGCGAATACTATCGCCGGTTCCGTCATTACCCTCAACACCAATATCAATGTCTTGTTTTGCCATTATGTATGCTCCAGATTTTAATTTCGAACTATCTTTTAGCTCTTATTGCAAGTATTTATCGTATGATTTTATAATCTTAATGTAAATATAGTTATGTTTACAAAAGAATATAAGAAGCAAACACGACACGTTCGTAAGAGCAAAACCGGCAAGGAACACCCCTACAAGCGTGAATTAACTATGTGTGTGTTTAGATGCGACAACTGTGATATAGAATTTGAACGCCCAAGAGGAAGTATGGATCCTAAAAGATTATCAAACTCTTATTTTCATGTTTGTAGTAATTGTGATGCGAAAAAATTTGCACAAAAAAAGGGAGTAGAACAGAAACAGAAATGGAATCTGTCTGCTAGTTCTGATCTCCCTATTAGTAAACTTTAAAGTTTTTTCTTGATATAACGATAGGCAGCATATCCAAGCAATAAAACAACAATAGTGCCAATACCATCGACCCACGATGTTTCATTCATTGCATGAATTAGATCTGCTGTAATTTCCATTATTCAGACTTCCAAATAGTCCAAGCACCGTATGCAATAGCACCATAAGCTACTAGTGCTGCGATTGGCTTGAAAATTAGGAATGCGATACCAGCGCCAATTAAAATTGCGCCATCAAGCGTTGTACGCTCTGATAAACGAGCATTAATCCATTTTCTAATCATTTGTATTTCGCTCCTCTAAAAGTAGTTCCAGCAGTTTTACGAGCACCTAAGTCCTTTGGTAATTTAGTTGAAGGCTTTAAAAGTGTGTTAATTTTAGTATAACGACCTTTGTCGGCTCTTGAACCTACAATTTTATCAAGTTTTAAATCAATTTGATAACTTGTAATAGGACCTCTAAATAACTGTCTGTTAGTTCTTAGAACATTATTATTATTGCTCATAAATTGTCTCCTGCTCTATATATTTATGTAAATATGTATTCCTATAGGAGACAAAATATGTTTACATGGTTAAAAAACATTTTAGGAATTGGACCTTCTTTGCCAGCGGCTGTAGAAGCTGTTACACCAGCACCAGAAGAGAAACCGAAACCTAAAAAATCTACAAAATCAAAGTCAGCAAAAACATGTGATTTTGATAAGTTAACAAAAACTCAACTGCTAAAAGAAGCCAAGCATAGAGGTATTAAAGCCAATGCTAGTTTATCAAAAGCAGAAATTCTAAAAAGAGTTAAAAACGGCTAATTGTAGCACGTAACTGCTCTATTGCAGTTTCTTGGCGAGCGAGCTTGCGTTCTAGGACGTTTATAGCCGCTCGCTGTTTTCTTGATTGATCTTCTAAACTTTGAACATATTCAACAGTAGGTATTTCCTGCTTTGATCCATCTTCACTAACCATAGTAAAACGATCAACACCTTGTGCTTTTAGTCCGCCTGTTACACGGTTTGGATTTTTATCAGTAGACGGAAGTGTGTTCTTGGATTGACGACCGTACATTTTGTTCAAATAGCTCATTGTTCTTCTCCATACTGTATTTATGTAGTGCAATACTAGCCAAATTTTTACACTTAGACTCTACCATAATATCAGCATAATCTAAGAATTCTAATGCCCAATCGTTAACAGCATTGTTCCACATATAATCACTGTGCGCTCGCAGTTTTGCTTTCTTGTAACCTGCTTCTAATAGTGTATCCATGTTAGGACGTATGTTAGTAGGATGATTTCCTATTAGATCTTCACGCGATACTGAATAATGAATCACAGGACGTACACCACGCCAGCTGTCAATCACGCGAGCAAATCTATCGTCGGTAGGGTAAATGTATTCTCCTTCACGGCACCAGTGATGGTGTATGTCAAGTACGAGTGCGACATCGTCAACAAGTTCGAGGCTGTGTTCGAGTCCCCACTTGTTTTCATCGTTCTCGATTGTGATGGTGTTTCGTGCTTCGGGCGAGAGTCTCTTGAGGGCGTCTTTGATGCCTTGTGGACCTCTTCGACCCGATATGTGTACATTGCATTTAAAGTCTTGGAAGGTCTTACCGTATCCCATCCAGCGCAAGACATTGGTGTGATATTCAAATTCTTCTATGCTCCTATCTACAATGTCATCATTATCACTTGCCAGCACAGTAAACTGACCAGGATGCATAGAGAGCCTAACATCAAGCGACCTGGCGAGGGCGCCGACCCTTGCGAAATGCTCTTCACAATATCGGACCACATCAGGACGTTTCCAAAAATAGCACCAAGTAGGCTCAGTGAATACAGGAAGTACATCGCTCCCCAATCGTACCATTCGTAAAGCATCGGGTAATTCTCCTACGTATTTTATAAGGTTGTAATACGACTGAATGTTATGAACCATGATGTCCCATAGTCGTTGTTCTGCAACATCACGGGTTTGCCTATTCAACCACTGTACTGTTGTACTGCGAGTATTTAGTGGTCGTTGGATTTCTTCTAATAATTTTTTCTTTTGTGTCTGATCAGGATGCATATACTTGCAAGCAAAACCAATACGCTTTTGTGTTTGTGACATAAAGTCTCCACATGTTGTAAATTTCAAATCCATAATGTATTATACTACCTTTATTTCCAATTGTCAACCACCCACTTATCTGTGCAATGCTCTGGATTAGGATCTCCGTGGAAAACACAAACACAACATTCTATTCTAGGTTTAGCATCATGCTCTTCGAATTTAAATGTTCTACTTCCTCTTCGACCACCTGGTTCGAACTCTCTACTTTTTCGAACTTCCCATTTCCAGCTCTGTATCCAGCTATCAGGATATAACATTGCTTGTCGTAGTCGTGTAGCTTCATACAAGTAATCTTGATCTCCGTAATACTTTCTAACAATAACCTTGTGTTCTTTTTTAAATTTTTCCCAAACAAAGTCTAATTGTCCTGTTTGGAATCTAACAATGCTAGAATTATACTTTGGCCAGTTAGCTCGCATTGCACGAGTAAAATCTCGTATAGTACACCAATGGTTAGGTTGGTATGTTAACAGTTTATCTATATTTCTTGCAATAACTACATCAAGATCCATATATAAGATTGTTCCTTTTATAGGAAGATCTTTTGAAAACATATAAGGCTTGCACCACCATCCTGATAAGAAAGACGGTAACGGAATAATTTCTATATCTTCATGTAGTCCTGCAGGATCTTCTGTTAGACAAGCAAATGTAAATGGAAGTGTGCAGTTACGTTTAACCATATTATACAAACGGTTTACATATTCTGCACTGTACTTTTGTCCATGCTTTAAACAAAGTATGTAATACTTGTTAGCATCAACTGTGCCTAGTTCTTGCTGAGGTAACGCATCCAACTCTTTTTGCATGCGCCGTTCTTCCATTAATTGTTTTACTTCCTCTTTAGAAAGTCCGGTCTTGTCTAACTTTGCCAAGTTATGCCTCGTATATTGCTGAGTTTGCTCCGTGTTCTGCACACTCTACTTTAACACAATAACAACGATTGTCTGTTGCTTCACGTATAAGTTTGTCTGCAAAGTTAAATGCGTGTTGTGCAAACTTTTCTGCACCAACACCATCAAAGATGCGTAGTTCTGCTAGACCTAGTGCTTCTAGTTTTTGTAATTCTTCTAAAAACGGATCTGCTCGATCTACTGCTACCTTGTGATCAAAACTATCTTCAAGCCAAGCCTTCAAAGGTTTTAGTCCTCCAAAGTCTACTGCCCAGTTTTTATTATCTAGTTCATCACATCCAAATGTAAATGTAAATGCTAGACTGTAACCGTGTAGTAAATGACAGTGTGAATGATCTGCGTTAGGTTGACGGAACACTGCTGATAAGCCAATGTTGTGTCCGTAATGTTTTGTACTATAATGTTTTCCCATCTCTTGCCTCCTTATTGCGTCGAGTAAGTTTGATGCGC